TATCATCCAGATTATCTAAAAAATTAAATCCTGTCTGATTTGTTATTATGATTGCATTCTGAGATATTGCAGGATCTAAATCTACATTTAAGGCTGTATTTACTACTTTAATATTTGCAGCAGGTTTTGGAGTTAGTCCTTTTAGCAACGCTATTATTTTCTTATTTTCTGTATTTACTGCTTTCTTAACAAATCTTCTACCTATATATGCTGACAGATTAACATTTTCATCTGAAAGCAAAGTATTTGATATAGGAATTATATCTCCATAATCTGATGTTGTATATTTAACCTGTCCAAAATCTACATCAGACTTATTTATTTCATTCAGTTCCTCAAATGATATAAGCTCTCCTGTATTGCCTTTTTCAATCGGTAAAGTTCCAGTCAATGAAGTTACAGGCACTACATTACATAATCCTTTTAACGAAACAAGTTCCCTTCTTAGTTCTTTTATTTCATTGAACTGTTCTACTGGCACTAGATATCCACCTTTTCCGTCAGTTGCTTCTACCTGTCCAGGTGTTCCTGCCGCATTTAAAAATTCTCTTTCTTCTTCTGTAACGCTTTTTCCTAACAACATTTTATTAAAAATTCTATTTACGTTCATTTTATCTTCCCTTACCTGTATTTGATTTCCATTGAAATTTTGCACTTCATCTTCTTCCAATGCTTCCTGTACTGCAATTGCATTTTTAAGCTCTGTTAATTCACTTAATTTTGCATGCGCTTCATCTATTTTTCCTTGATCCTGCAACCCTTTTATTGTGTTCTTCAATTCTTCAAGTTTTCTTTTCATTTCTATTGATTTTTTCATTTACATCATCCTCTCTTTATAAATTTAATGCTATTTCTATTTCCTTTATTTTTTTACTGTTATCTAAAATCGGTTTAGTTGCTGTTTTAAAATTTTCCGGTAATTTCTTAAAATTTTTAGGATATTCTCCAGCACAGTTTAGTATTTCCTGTTTTTTTCCTACAGTTACAGCAAAATAATCACTTGCTTCTTTTCCTGTCAGCCATGTCTCAGCATCTATCATTTCAGTTATTTTTTCTTTTTCTACGCCTTCCAATGTTTTCTTTAAGTACGTATTTGTAATTCCCTCCTGTATTGTGTCAAGAGTTTCTGCAATGTTTCTGAAGTCATTAGCATCACCACTTGCCACAGTACTTGGCTTATGAATCATTAAAAAAGCATTTTCAGGAATTTCTATTTCATCACAGCCAAAAGCAATTATACTCGCTCCGCTAGCTGCTAAACCATCCACTATTGCCTTTGTTTTTCCATCATGCCTTGCTAACATGTTTGAAATTGCAACACTTGCAAAAACATCACCTCCACCGCTATTTATATATACGTTCAAATTTTTACCCTTACACTCTTTCAGCAACTCTCTCACATTTGAAGGATATGTATTCTCATCCTCACCCCATGACCAGCCTTTCCAACTGTCATCAAGGATGTCTCCTGTGATGTACATGTCAACTGAAGTTTCTGTAGAATTTTTAAACCTTAAAAACTCACTCATCATTTTCACCTCCCTTCAAATATGCATTACCTACATTTTTCAATTCAACATAGCTTCCATTTACAAGAATCTTTTCACCATCTGCCACTTTAGGAAGTCCCGCATAAGTTCTTGCTTCGTTGATAGTGTATATTGAGCCTGAGACATATTTTGTTATACTCTCGGCTTGTGTTTTCAGGTCTCCTCTCAATATGCTAGCTACATTAAATTCAAATCTTAATCCTTTTTTTCTTTCTTCCTCCGAAAGCATCTTATAGTTAAATTCCTCTTCGTACTGATTCAGAATAAATAGGAGTGTATCAATATAAAAAGTCAAGTTCTGCATTTCACTGTTAGCATAGCTTGACTTATCATAGTTATTTAAATGATTTGGTTTAACACCAAATGCCGCTGCAATTTGTAAGCTTGTAAATTTTTTCAGTTCATAAAATTGTGAATCCGTCAACTTAAGATCCAGGGGAACTAAATCCATTCCAAGCGGTATTGGAATAATTCCTCTACTGTCATTTCCAGAAGCAAAATTGGCTAGTTCATTTACAAGCATTGCTTTCTTTTTACTGTCAAAATCTCCAGTATATTTCAAAATTGCTTTTGCAGTAAGGCCCTTTTCGTATAAGTTGTTTAAGTACTGTTGACTTATTTTAACGCCTTTCAGTGTACTCGCCAAAGTTTCTCTGATTGATTTACCTACAAGGCCATCTTCACTCAGTCCACCTTTAAAATGCAATATTTCTTTATCCTCAAATATATAAGTCTTCCCGGTTTTAGGTGCTAAATATCTATAATACATTTTGTTTCCTCTTTGAAAGATATCTGCATTATCAATCAGTATTTGCATATTTCTACTTTCAAGCGGATATATTCCTTCCAGCTTTCCATTCTTTTCATATTGCAAATAAGCATAAGCATTTCCAGAATGATTTCTGTGATATTCTATCAAAGCCTTAAAAGTCGTAGGCGTCATGAACTTATTAGGTCTGACTTTTAACATCTGCAAGCTATCATGATCATATATCCTATTATTATCACTATCTTTTAAATTGATTGATAATTTCCCTATACTTTCACTTAAAACTTTCAGACATGTAAAATATGTTATTTCACTTAAATCTTTTCCAGCAGATATATTTTCACCTCTTAAAAAATTACTTATTTCTCCTGATATTTCTTTTTCACGTTCATTATTTTCTTCTTTATTCAGTATATTTATTGCTTTTTTTACTATCCATTTATCTAGTATTCTCAAATATTTCACCTACTTTCCTTTTATCATTTCAAACCAGTCATCAAATTCAGAATCAGCACTGTATTCATTTCTATTTACTAACATTATTTTCCATGAATCCATGACAGCATCCACTGGATCTATTCTATATTTTTGAGCCTGTTTGTCTATCTTTATTTCTCCAAAACTATTGCTTGTTGTTGTTGCATTAGCAATACTCCATTTCAGTAAATCATTTTCTTTATCATATAAAAGCTGATTAGCTTTTACCGAAAGCTGGAAATCTACTGTTGCATCATTTAAAGATTTTGCTGACTGTTTTATTTCTGTCAGATCGCATGCTAAAAATTCTAAATCTTGTAAAAATACACTTGCATTGTGATTATCATAACCAACCTCTTCAATCTTAATTTCATACTTTTCAATCAGTTCTTTCAAATGATTTATTATAAATTTATAATCGGTCTTTACTCCAAAAGCTCCACTTGTCAATGTCAACAGTCCTTTATTTACCCACATTCGATATGGAACATCATCTGTTTTTTCATGTTCAGCAAGTCTTAATTCCGGCATAAAGGAATGAGAATAAATATATATTTTTTCATTTTCCAGCGGAAATGCAAGAGCTATACTTGTCAAATCTCCCCCACTCGATAAATCTAATCCAAGATAACATTCCTTGCCTTTCATGTCTTCTATAGTTAAATCACTTTCACATTCTTTGAATTTCTGTAAGTCAACAAAACCACCTACTCCATTTGTCACCCAATAATTAAGATGTTTTGTCATAAAATTCAGAAGATCTGCTCCGCCTTTTTCTTTTGCTTCAATTGCTTTTTCAGCAAGTCTTGCAACCATATCTTTATTGATTGTATTATCTGAATTAAAAAGCAAGTATGGATTGCTCTTTGCCCAATTGTTATAATCCCAGATATCATCGTCTTTATCCATTTCACAGATAAAAATAAAAAGTGATTCTTTATCAATCACTTTCTCCAATACTTTTTCACAGAATTTATATTGTTCAAAACAGAATCCATTCAGATTAAATCCTGCAGTTGTTATTGCTAATGTCAAAGCTCCGTCAACATTAATTTGACCGTCAAGCATTAACTTGTACATCTGATTATTCGGATGTGCATGAAGTTCGTCACATATGGCCAAAATACTTCTAAATCCATCAGCACTCTTCGTATCTCTCCCAAGCGACTTAATAACATTCCCTGTAACAAATGATTTTATCGTTCTTTCATGCTCTGTAATTTTGTACATTTCCTGTAAATCATTATCACTCCGAATAAACTTTGCTATTTCATCCCAAACTATATTTGCCTGTTCCTGTTTAGTTGCTGCACAAAATATCCGTCCTAATTTATATCCTGAAAATGTTGCAAATTGATTTGCCATTGCTCCCGATAAAATTGATTTTCCATTTTGTCTTCCAACTTGAATATAAGCTTCTCTAAATCTTCGTTCCTTTGTTTTCTTTTTAACCCAGCCAAATAAAGATCCTATTATGAAATTTTGAAATCCTCTTGTACTAAGCTTCTGTTGTTCTTCACCTTCACCAATCACCAATTCATTGATTATATTTATTGCTTTTTCAGCAAGTTCCTTATTAAATTTATAATCAAAATTCTTTTTCTTCAAATCTTGCAAATGCCTTTCACATGCTAGGTATTCCTTTCTTCCTGCTATCTTTTTACCTTTTACAACCAATTTTGCATATTCTGTTGTCCTATCCATTTTTAGCACCTTATAAATATTTTAAATATTTGTTAGTGCTGCTCTCTTCTTTTTTCGGCACTATCA